CTCGCATGCACTTCTCAAATAACATAAAGTCAGGCTGAGGAGCCGCTTTTACTTCTTTTGTTTTCTTATCTTTAACTGGCTTGCCTCTATCATCAAAGTATCCGGTAATAGTAGTCTTAACACCAGTTATACCATTATACAAATCAACATTAGGAGCAATTAACTGTTCAAAGTCTTTATCGCTAGATACAATAACATGTTTATCATCTGGATGCAAGTCGATCCAACGTGCAATTAAGTCATCTGCTTCAACACCAGAATTTTGCAATACAGTAACATTAGTACGTTCTGTTAAGTACTTTTTAAAGATATCAAAGCTCTCCCAAAATACTTGTTCTTCTTCTTGTTCTTTTACTGTAAGTTTATCTCTAGCAACCTTACGTTGTGCTTTGTAAGGAGCATAAATTTCTTTACGCCAGCTACGTCCTTCAAAGCAACATACAACATGAGTAGCCTTTTGCTCACGCCATTGCTTTAAGATACTAGCAAATATAATATGATAGCTCATTGCAACACGTTCTTCTGATGTACCGTGACGTATTACATGCCTAGCACGGAAAAACAAGTTAGCCGCATCAACTAGTAAAAAAGACATATGTAACTCCTAAAGTTTCATTATTTAATTAATATAACATAACATTAATGTAATGTCAACCTTTATTTTAAATACCTTGAGTTTGTTTTGGCTTAGTTGTTGCCCTAAGTGTCAAGTATTCTTTTAGGCTTTCTTCATCAAAGCAATATGTCTTACCCGGGCCATTAAAATGTTGTTTGTATAATTGTTCTATCCTAACAGTATTTGCCCTTGCTGATACTTGACAATGTTCTAGACTTTGAAAGTTTGGTTGAGTTAGTATAAAGTGTTCCGAAGTACCATCTTCGGCAACCGCCATTGCTACTAATACAATTAGCCACTTCATGATTGATTCAACGTCTTTTCATTAGTACGAACTCTACCACCATCAGCAATAGCACTTTGTTGTGCCTGCCCATCTAAACTAACATTCGTACAAAGGTCTGTAAACCATTGATCAACTACTGATTCAGGTGTAGGACCATAGTAGTTTGCTTTAATTAAGTGTTTAACAAATGCAGGATTCCATTCTAGTTCAAAATAACCTTCTTTTGGATTATCTTTATTAATGTCACAAGTAACAACATTAACCCAAGGCTCTTTACTGTCTTGCATTTTCTCAGACATAGTACTAGGTTTAACTTTTTCTTTACCTAGCTTCTCTTTTAACCATTTAAGCATTTTCTTGTTCCTCTTCCCTTACTGTGCATTGTGATACAACATTATCACGTTCTTCGTCTGTGTAATTTCTCCACTCTGTTCTTTCCTCATCAGTCCTGTAACAACCAATACAATATTCACCGTTAGGTCCGTAACCTGCAACGCAGATGCCCACGCATGGGTTAGTTTCTATCCAGTGTTTTGTCATTCAAGACTCCTAAGTAAGAAACGCCAAATCCCCAAATAGAGGACTTGGCTATTCTTGTCAGTGGACGGATGCTCCATCCTCATATAAATTTATGCCCATTACACGGAGTAAGTTTTCCATTTCAATCGGCACATCTTTTTCTACTTTGCCTTCAGGAATAAAAATTCCTTTTACATGACCGTCATCTCCAAATATTAGAGCCCAGTCATTGCCTTCCATTAGTTCGTCTAGTTTACCTTTTACTTGCATTTTCTTTATCTCCTTATATTATCAGAAAATTTAGTCTTTGCAAGGTTCTCCAGTTGTAACTGGACCAACAGATCCGTCGTTGCCGACTTGTTTAAAGTAAAGTTTGTCTCCTACAGATAAATCCTGGAACGGATCAGGGCTAAAAGCATATTCGCCTGACGGACTAGGGTTCTGGGTAACAACATGACAACCTACCCAAACATATTCAGCCTTACCATTTTTGCTGGCCGCTATGTGACCAGGTGAGCATGCACCTAGTACTGCTAATGTAGTTAAAAGCACTGGAATAACCTTAAGTATCTTCATAGTTAGAAATCCTTTTCTAGATCGTGTTTAAATGCCTTCTATAAGCATTGTTATTTATGTTCCTATAGCATTTCCAAACAAGTAGACATGTACTCTTGCCGCTACATTGTATCCTCGTTTAAATGCCTTTTCTGCGACCGCACCTGCTGTCGCATGTTGTTCTTCTTCTCTTGCCCCTACAGGCATAACCCATACAGGCCACATAACGCCGGCTTCCCTAAACTGGCTTATAACCCCTTCCATCTCTTCCCAATGTTCTTCTTGATGGCCAACTACAAACTTTAATTGACCTGTTTTACTTGCTTTGTAATAATCAGCAACAATCTCTGGCTTAATAGCTTTTTCAGGTTTCTCTCCTGCAACATTCCAAAGTTTAGGACTACAACTAAAAAATATTTCAGTATCTATTTCTTTTACCCAATCTTTAAAGTCTTCACTAAGTTTTTGTGTTCCGTTAGTTTCAAATGTCATTGAAGCTGGCACATTGTTCTGTCTTACTAATTCGTTGTGTATACCTACAGTTGCTCTTTGTCCTGTAATCATAAGTGGCTCGCCACCTGTAATACACAAATGTTGTTGTTGTTTACTTACTGGATGCAAGAACAGTCCTTCAGGGTTGCTATCATTTTTCATAATATCAATAATTTTATTTGCTAACACTTCAGGCTCTTCGTGTCCCATTAGACTCTTAAACTTCTTTGCCCAAGTGTAACTACTGTCGCAACCTTTATCCCATACAGGTAAGTCTTCAACTCTGTCTACACTAGATACATCAAAGTCTTCAAAAGGCAGTTCATATGTTTCTGGATTTGTAGGATCTATTTGTCCAAAGCCATTACATTGTAAGTTACATAAGAAGAAACGTATCCAAGCAGTAGGTACACCTGTATAATGTCCTTCTCCTTGTATACTGTGAAATATCTCACTATAATAGTATTTCATATTCTCTCCTCATTATAACGTATTGTACTATAGTTACTACATAAAGTCAACCTATATTTTTACCACAAAGTCTGGATACTTTGCAATACTTTTATCAAGTAACGTTTCTAATTTAGTTAAGTCTACCCAACCTTTGACTACTGCTAATATTTTACGATTAGAACCATCAAAGTCTGCACCATGTAAGTAATCTTCGTTATTCCAAGCAAATGTATTAGTACCTTCTGGTAGTACAACATAATGCTTTTGGTCTGTTGGTACCTCAGTATTAGGTTTATGTGCTTTAGCAGAAGTAAGCCAGAATGTAGGTTTAGGATTTTCATCTTGTAACATTATACGGATTTCTGTAGGAAAGAACATTTTACCATCTAAACTATCTGGCATGTTACCATCATAGTGTGCTGGTATTTGCTTATGTGCTGACCAAAGTCTAATACTTCTTATTCTAACAAATGGTAATTCATCAAACATTCTTTGTACCATAATAGGGCTTATTTCTCTAGCCTCTTCTGTAATTTTAGTACCCCAAGATCCATGTTCATACAGATCCATGTCCTCATGTAGTGCTAGTCCGTGCCATTGTGTTTTAGTTATATCTGGGTTAGTTAAATTAGCAGAACCTCTGTCAATATGGTTTCTCCAAACAACATGATTTTCATTTGTCCATAGGTCCCAAAAAGCAGTTTCGTTATCAAACACAAACGGTTCTAAGTCAAGTGGTAGAGAAACCACATCCTTATATTTGTAGTTAAGGTGCGGGCATTGTTTAAGATCTATTAAATCTCTTAACTCGTTATAATTAATAGCCAATCATTTCTCCATTAAATTCTTTTTATCTTTTGTATCTTTAAATTCATCTGCTTCTGGTAAAGGATCTTTTTGCTCTGTGATTACTGGCCATTTTTGTGACATCTCTTCGTTAATTGTAATCCAATCTTTATCAGGATAACTTTGCATTTCGTAATCATCTATGATTGCATCTACAGGACACTCAGGTATGCATACTCCACAGTCAATACATTCATCAGGGTTAATAACTAACATGTTAGGCCCTTCATAAAAACAATCAACTGGACATACACTTACACAATCAGTATACTTACATTTAATACATGCGTCTACAACGTAATGTGGCATATTATCCTTTTTCCCATGGAAAGACAATCCAGTGGTCTTTCTCTGCTTTATTAATCTCTATTGAAGTATAGTCAATCTCTATGTCACTACCTAAATTGTTTACTATTGAAGCAAACTTGACATTACCACTTTTACTTTGAAATACTTTATTCCAGGATTCATGTTCATCTGGCATACAAATAGATCTCCAATCGTTTTTAATCCACTCGTATGTTGCACCAGTATCATTTATATCATCTAATATTAGAATCTTTTTTCTCTTACTAGGATCCCATCTGCATTTAAATATTTTTTGTTGTTCTTCGTTCATATAACCAAAAGCATCTTCTGCCATCCAACAGTTACTTTCGTTTTCAGATACACCATCTCTTAGTCTAACATCTAGTGTATGCATGCGTAAATCATATTGATGACTCATTAATACTGCCGGGACTAATCCTCCTCGAGTAATACCAACAATGTAATCAGGTCTCCATTGATCTTTATACATTTGACTAGCAATATCATGTACTGCGTTCTCAATGTCAGTATCAGTTAAAAACATTTTATTCATATTATTCCTCCTCAAAGCTATCAGGCCCAGAAAGTAATTTCTCCATTGCCTTATACTCGTTATATAATTGTTTTAATCCTTCAAATTTTTTATGCATTTCTTCATTTGGATATAGTATAGCAAGCCTTTTATCGATAACTTCTAACTTACGATTTATCTCTGCAATTTGTACTTGTTCAAATCCAGGATCTCCCATCTTATCACCTATAGTAGTCCAAGGTGTATGAGTTGAACCCGGAGCAAACTCATAACTGTTGTTCCAGCCAATGTCTTCTGTTGCAGAAATTGCAGTTAAGGTAACATCATTTGTAACAGGAACTGTTCCTATTACTTCGTCATGTGTTCCGTCAGTGGTTACTGTAGTTGTAAGAGTTGCATCTTTCTTAACTAACTTACGTTTACTATCACCAAACTTCCGTGAGTAAACAGTCTTACCTTTGTCTGGGCTTTCGTAAATATACTTTGTGTTATCGTTGTCTGACATTACACCTACTACTAGTTAAGGCTTGTTAACAATATTCATAAACTCAGCTCTAACAGAAGCATCAGTTTTAAATACTCCACCAAGTTTACTTGTAATAGTAGAGCTACCAGTATCTTCAACACCTCTAGACTTAACACAATAATGAGATGCATCAACTACGACTGCAACATGGTCTGTTTCTAAGATTGCCTGTAGTGCATGAAATACTTGCTCTGTTAAACGTTCTTGTATTTGAGGACGTTTAGCAAAGTATTCAACAATACGATTAATTTTAGACAGTCCAAGCACTTTCTGATTAGGGATATATGCAACAGTAGCAAGTCCGTCGATAACAACAAAGTGATGCTCACAGTTACTTTGAACGTTAATATTACGTTCAACAACCATTTCATCGTACTTCATTTTATTGTCTACTGCTGTACATTTAGGAAATGCTTCGTAATCGAGACCCCAAAAGATTTCGTTTACATACATTTTTGCAACTCTCTTTGGAGTATCCATTAAACTATCGTCACTTAGATCTAGTCCAAGTGTTTCCATAATCTTATTAAAATGTTTTTCGATAATTTCAATCTTGTCTGTACGACTTAGATTGTTTTCTATTACAGGAGTTTCAACTCCCTTTTTAACTAGATATTCATGGATTGATTGCCCTAAGGCGGGGTCGGTTTTAGTTTTATTATATGACATAGTTTTCCTTCCTTACACGGATAATAAATTTTAATTTGTTTAGGGTACCTTTGTGTACCTTGCAACTATTTATCATCATTTTAATTATTGTACACTCTTTCTACGGATTAATCAAGACTTCTGAAGGCCATTTCTCAAGAAATTCTAACATATCTTCCCGTTTTTTAAATTCAACATATGTTGTAGTAGACATGTTATCAAACTTTTCGATACTGTTTCTCAAGTTATGAATTCTTCTCCAGTCAATTTCCTCACCTTTATAATTATGAGCTTTCCATCTTTTACCACAATGTGCATTTAACCATTTCTTAACTTGAGATAATTCAACAACACTTTTATCTAACTTAATGTTGTTCATGCTTCTGTGTAGATTTTGTGATTCATTAAATCAGTCCAACCTCCAACTAACTTATCATCAACAAAGATTTGAGGAACTGTTTTAGCATTAGGTACTGCTTCAAGTAGCATCTCTCTAGTAAACCCATCTGCTCCAATCTTATGTTCTGTATATGCTATGTCTTTTGTTTCAAAGAAGTGTTTAGCCATATCACAGTAACCACATAAATCTCTGCTGTATATTACAACTTTATATCTAGTATTATACATTATACTTTTTCTAACCTTTCTGTCATAGATCCTATAAAACAACTTCCTTCAGTTGCATTGTAATCATTTATTATATCAGGGAGTTTCTTGTTACACTCCTCTAGTTTAGTTATGCCATACATCTGTTCTGGATCTATACTCATATTAAATCCACTAAAGGTTAAGTATACTACCAAGATTACCTCATTCATCACATACTCGTTTTCTTAGGTCAGTAGTACTAAATCGGTGATCTCTTTTATTAAAATATAATTCAATATCTCTAGCTTTACAAACATCTCTACCTGTAAAATCTTTTTCTTTATATTCTACACCCAAGAATCTTACGTCTAATTGAAACAAACTTAGTATGTCTATTACATCTACTTCTGTTTGATAAGGTACAATCTCGTCAACAAACTTTAATGCATTTAATTGTGTATAACGTTCTACCATTGTTTGTATTGGTTTGTTTTTTGTGTCCGGTCTATCAATAGTAGGATCGCTTTGTAGACCAACAATAAGATAATCGCAATTTGCTTTTGCTTCTCGTAACATACCAACATGTCCTGCATGAAGTAAGTCAAATGTACTAAATGTAATACCTACTCTCATTAGTGCAACGTAAGAGTGCCTAGACGTTTAGCCATCTTCTCCCTACATTCTGGTATTGTTTCTATAATTGTATGCATGAGACGAGTAATCTCTTCATCTGTTAACACACATGTATAAAGCTCTATTGCTGATTCGATCATAATACCAGCAACCATTAACAAGTGTCCATCTGTATCTGGACCTATACGTTGAGTAAATAAATCCCAAAGTTCTTGTTGAAACTCTTCCATTTCTTCTTTAGTCGGTTCCGTTGACATCTTTGCTGGCTCTCCTTCCATCAAATACGCAGACAAACTCAATACCAACTGGTCCGGCGTATACTTTATGGAATACTCCGTCCTCAATTAGCACTATATTATCCTTCTCTACATATATCTGTTTGTTATCGAGATCTATACGCCCTGATCCCTTAGTGAATATATAAACTTCTTCTTGTCCTTTATGTTTATGTCCAGTAGTATGTTTTCCTGGATATAATACAGTAGAACTTAATACTAAATTATTTAATGTAGTATTATCTTTAACAACGTAACGTTCGTCCTCTTTTGCAACAACGCCACCAATGTCTGTAACCTGTAACATCTAGTGTTCCTTATACACTACAGTAAATTCTTTATCAGTATGATCAATCCATCTCTCATGGATTTCATCTCCATCGTAAGAAGCTCCTTTATAAGAACCTCCTATTTTTAATTGCATAAACTTATAATTTGCTTCATCAGTTCCTAAATTACGTCCACGTTTAGTTTTAATATTTGTCATGCTAATTACCTTATCCATAATCCTTAAACCTCTTACAATTATACCAGGCCCATGTTGTTCTAATAATATTGTCTAGAGTTGAGTTTGTTGCTTGCCAGCCTACAATGTTTTCTATTTTCTTAGAGCTAGCCACTAACCTCCCGGGATCTCCAGGTCTCCTAGGTCCCTTGTGTACTAGGAGTGTTTTATTAGTGTGTCTTTCAATAGCACTAATAATCTCTTTAATAGAATAACCTTTACCAGTACCTAAATTAAAGTAATCAAACTGTCCAGGTTTAAAAGTTTTACCAAGTTCGTATGCAGTTCTATGAGCTTTGGCAATATCTTCTACATGTAAGTAATCTCTAACACAAGTTCCGTCCGGAGTATCATAATCAGTTCCGTTTAATGTAAACACATCATTTATCATTAAGGCTTGCATTATTCTAGCAATTAAATGTGTTGCTTGTTTAACTTGTCCGTGTCTAACTTTAGTATCAGCACCACAGGCATTAAAGTAACGTAAACAAATAGCTTTGAACCCATATGCTTTTGCACAATCCTCAATAACTTTTTCAGCCATTAACTTACTCATACCATACGGACTAGGAGGTTTTGTTTCAAATGTTTCTCTAATAGATTCATTCTGTTTAGGATCTGTAGCCGAATAAACAGCCGCTGAACTAGAAAATATAAATGTTCCATCCCATTTAAGAGTAGCCAATGAACTTAGCAACTTAGAAGTTTGTCCTACATTATTAGTATAGTACTTAGAAGGATCTGACACACTAGGTCCTACTAAACTCTCACCAGCAATATGTATTACTGCTACAGGTTTGAGTGTTCTAAGTTGATGTAAGAATATTCCGTTTGTATAATCTCCTGGAATAAAAGAATCTATATGTTCTAGTAACCAAGAACCTGTTTGCTGATTCCTATCACACCCGAGTATTTTGTATCCAAGTCTTTTAAACTCAAGTACAGTTTGTCCTCCAATGTAACCATTACAACCGGTAATAGCAATCCATTCATCACGTTCTTGTGCTTCTACATGTTCCATACTAACCTACTTTCTAGTATTTAGGTGTTGCTACATGATCTCTATATCTGTTACCAGACCTAGACCATTGTTTTCCGTCCATTCCTTGCATAATATCAATCATACGATCAATAGTACCGTTAGTCCAATCACTAATAGGTCCTTGATTAACAGGTCCTGTTAATAGCTTTTCTAACTTTATAAGTGCATCTTCTTGACTCCAAGGAACATACAAACGTTCATGATCATTATTAAAAGTTTCTGGGAAACTTCTATAAGCTGGATATAAAACGTTGCATCCTAATGTGTCTGCTTCACTCACTGTATTACTAACCCAATCTTGTAATGCACAATTAAACAATACTTTACTATCATTAAGTATAGCATAGTAATCATTCTTTTGCAAGTCATTATATATTGTAAGATGTCCTTTTTCTTGCATTGCTTTTGCACGTTCGATATACTTAGGATTGTTAGAACGTAAAGGGCCTCCACTTAGTACTGCAAACTCAACTTTTTCATTTTCTTTAAAGTGTGTAGAATTATAAGTTTCAATAAGATCCATAAAGAAGTCTGGTTGCTTTTCTTGATCAAACCTTGCCGCAAATACAACTCGATTTTTTCGTGTACTCCAATCTTGTACACCACCACCAACACGTCCTAATACTTCTTCTTTACCAAAACTTAATCCTGATATATTGTAAATAGGTGCAGTCCAGTTTGCAATTCGCATATGGGCAACCATTTCTTCGTTAGTTGCAAGTATAGTAACATTAGGGATCTCGTTACACATTTGTTCGTATAACGACATCCACTTACTCATACCCCAAACATGTACAAAGTCATCTGGATCAATTGCTTGTGCTAAACAACGTAGAAAAATCTTAGGTCGTTGCTGAGCTGGTATCTGGCACATGATATATGGTAATGATTCCATACCAGGTTGAAACATGTCTTCAAAAAAGATAACGTCATCACCAGTACATTCTCCACTTCGCATCATTTGTACTAAGTTCATCATCTGGCTCATACCAAAGTATGAACGTCCGTGTGCATCAAGTACTTGTCCTACACTAATTGCTTTAGTGTCATCAATAGTAGTTCCAGGAACAATTACATAATCAATGTTCCTCTTTTGAAAAGCGGCTACACTCCATTGTTGTAATTGTAAAGTGTAACGTCCTTCGTAAGGCTCAAGGCCCATATAGAATAGTTTTCTAAACATTGCTTATACCCACTCAACAGTAATTTCCCATAACGGCTCACTTCTATAGTTCCAAAGTTCTGCTTCACCAACAGCATTTTTGTAAATGCCTACATGAATTTTAAGAACCTTAGGAGTACGTTCCGGAGTTCCTTGAATATGGAACGTGTAAGTAAAACTCCTGTTTCCAGTATCTTCATGGAAACGAGACTCAGGTTTATCAATAGTATAACTATAGATTTGCTCTGCTTTCTTAAGATCGTCCAAGTAAGAACGATAAAGTTTTAAAGGTAACTCGCCTAAGTCAGGAGTTAGATATCCATCATAAAGCTCTGATATCTTTAAAAGATCATACTTAATGTGGGCTAAGTTTAGTGACTTGTTACGCCTGTGTCCACTAAAACGGACGTGAGGGCGAACATTAATCGAATTGTCGGAAACAACCATTTTCATTATCCTCTGATACATCGATCCATACAGATCGGTTTGGGTACTTTTCATTAATTTGCTTATATAGGTCTTCTGCCATCATCTCGCAACTCTTATAATCAAGTTCAAGAATACTGCCTTTATAGAGATTCAAACACCATCGCTTGAACTGTATAAACTCTACATCTCTGTCATCATGGAAAACTTCCATGTGAACTTTAAAGTAAAAGATGTGTCGATGCGGGCTTGCTAAAAAGCTCACATCATATTCGTCACCGGTAGCAAGTTTTGGATCAGTTGCCGCGGCCGGATAACAATGCATTCCTTCTAATTGGAAGGTGATCCAGATCATGTCTTTTGACATATTTCTGTCCTTATGTTAGTTAGGGTTAAAGTTAATCAATGTAATTCTCAGCTTTAAGATACAACCACATTTTCCAGTCTATTGCACCTAGATATTTGTTTGTAGCTTCTAACTGAGCTTCTATTGCCGCTAAACGTTCTTCTATACTAGAGTCTTCTGTACTAGTAGAAAGTGTAGCGACGTCTTCAACTGCTTCAGGAGTTGCATCCATTTGTGTTACTGGTGCTTCTACTGATTTAGTTAAATCCTGATCGGACGTAGTAGACTTAGGCCGAGGCTTCCTTGGAATAGGAGTTCGGGCATTTCCTACATTTGATTCGATAAAATCATCTCCGTTTTTGTCTGTCATTTTAATTCCTTAAAACGTTTGTTATATACATAGTTATTAGTAATAGCATATTATGTCTTACCAAAAAGTGATATGGTTTCATCTTTCTCATAATGAGACCATGGAGTAAACTTCTCTTTAGTTACATCGTGTACATTCATACACCAAACACCTTTGTTAGATCCTTTAAACTCTGCGTCTGCAATCTTAACAATAAGATTAGGGTTAATAGTTTTAACATCAGGAATGTGTACACTTAGTAAAGGAATAAACTTATTAGATGACCATACTTCCGGTTTAATTATATTTAAAAACGTCTTATGCAAGTGTGCTTCATAATCAAACGATACCCAAAAGTCTTCTGCTAATAGTAATGTTATTGTGTTATTCCAATCATTTTTTGGAAATGAATTAGTATAAGTTTGAACACTATGATTTGCACCTAGATAGATATGAGAAATATTATGCTCATTTGCTATTTCAATAATCTTTTCAGGATCAGGATGTCCTTGAACAAATAATGTTTTCTTACCAAATGCTACAGTATGCTCTACTTCAGTTCCTGTAAAGAACTCTGTATCATCATAATTATCAACTGCCATTATTTTTCTCCTAATAACGTTTCAATTTCGTTATAGTCATTATTAATTTTGTTAATTGAATTATATAAGTCATAGCTTAGAGGTGCAAACTCTGCTACAATATTATCAAAGTTATCTTGTAATGTAGTATTGTTTGCATCTAAGTTTGTTACAAAACCTAAACCTGTAGGGAAAGTAGGAATAGTTCTTACCATAAGATCAGGTCTGTACTTGTTTATAATGTGCATAAACTTCCAAGTATCTCCTGCCCAATAAAATGTGTTCCAATCTCTTGTTGCAGTTTCAGGAACAACAGGAAACACATCATGAAATAATGTTACAGTATCATGTGTACTATACTTTTCAATATTAATAAAGTCCCAAAGAACTTGATCATAATGATGTAAGCCATCTACAAATGCAAGTTCAATAGGTCCTTGCATTATTTCTGTTACATTGTTATTTGCAAAGAAGTCATCGCTTGTATCACTATATATTTTTGTGTTGTCGCTTAACTCAATTTCTGTAAGAGGATTAGGATCAACGCCTATACAATTTGTAGTAGAGTTTGCATACTGTAAACTCCTGCCAGTATTAGTACCAATCTCCAAATAGTTAGCAGGCTTTAGAGTTTTATGAAACCATTGCAACCAGTCAGTATACTGTACTCCTGGAAGCAACCGTTCAGTTATCTCTTCATGCCTTGCTTTTTCATCTAAGTCTTTACCGGCTTGTTCCGGCTCGTCTATTTTTACTGCCACGTTCATTCTCCTACTCCTGATACTAACTTAGCAAGAGCTTCGTCATTAGGATCATCAAAATCTCCTGCACCTGCCATTACTTCTGTTGTAGTATCGTCATCTGTACTAAAAAGATCATTAACCGAATCAGCACCAGTTGTTCTAGTCTTACGTCCAGAGAACTCGTTCATTAACGGTATGCATTGATCTAATAGTTTATACGGCTCTTCGCTCTTAAACACCATGTCAACTAGTTCCATCATGTATAAAGCATTACGAGGCACCCACAAGTCCACCTGACCTTCCTGCGTTTTTTGTCTAGTCTTTCTCCACTGTCTAGGATCAGGGTGTGTCTGTTGCCAAGCAATGTCAGCAAGTGCATTAGCACGTTGAACAGACTGTATATGTTGATCCACGTTATGTGCCATAATTAAACTATAAGAAAAAGTATCCCAAGACGTTTTAGATACCTTTCCATTTTTGTTTGCTTGCCCTGGAGCATAGTAACAAACATCGCCCATTGTAATTCTATCGCCTACTGCCGACGACCAAGGCCATGGCATTTTACTACCACTAAGGTCTCGGTTATCAACAGCCTTTTCCATTACATATGTCATACGTTCATTTGTGTGTACATGCTGAGTGTAGGTTAAACCGTATGCCGTGCTAACGAATGGAGATGCACAGTCGTATGTTAAGAGTAAGTTCGGATTGACAGTTGCCTTTAAGGCTCTTTGAATCGCCGTTAAAAAGATTGCCCATTCCAATCGACTTGTGCCAAGTACATGTATAACATCTCTACCTGGCTCAAGCATTCCTTCGTCACGCATTTGAATTAACCTACGAAGCAATAGGTGGGCATCTTGCATATTGTTACCACCCATTGCCCAACCTTCAAATGGGAAGTGTTTAACATTATCATACCAAATGTCTGCTTCTTCGTTTGAACTACCTTGTAGCACATTAAGAAACTTAGTTTTGTGTTGTCTATTTGCCATAAACCATGCATTGTTATACATTGTGCCATCTAGACATTGCTGGAAACTTTTTAGTCCAGTACGTTCGTTCAAAGGAGGCCTAGCCGCCCATGTCGGAATATCTAATACCATCGAATAGTCCGCAGTATACTCAAGCCAGTTTAAGATTTGTCCTCGAGTTTTATCTGCACTACCTTTGTAACCTTCATCACCTGGCTTCTCTAAGAAGTTCTCCCAGTCAAATTTAATTACACCTTTTGCAATCTGGAACCCTCCAGAGTCGCCTAATATAAAAGTTTTATCTCTATCACGTTTCTGAATCATGCTTTCTGCAACATCAGTTTTATTTAAATCTAATTGTGCATGTCCTGCTGAATACAATGCATAAGGATAATGAAAATATGCTTTATCTTTATTTAGGAAATTAAGTCCTTCAATGCCTTCTTCGAACCCAGCCGGGATACGAGTTGCAGGAACACTTTTACCAGGTTCGTTTTGTTCTTTACTTACAACAGTAGAATAGAATGTAGAGATACTAGGCAAAAATACTGCATAGTCTTCATTGGTATCCCATAAGTCAGTTTTATTTTTCGTTGTCATGCTTTTGCCTCTTATTAATTGTTATTATCCTTGGGCCATAATTAGGTATTCATAAGCAATAACGCCGCTATCAAATTCTACTTTAGCAACCTTTCCAGAAATACTCATAATAGGTGTACCTTGACTTGCTGTCTTTAGTGCTAGTATCAATGCATTAATAGGCAATGTAACAGGTTGTTTAAGATCCTGTGTAGTGTCTGCCATAACAAATTTACCAATATGTCCACCGCCTGCTTGTCCACCAAGTGTAAAGATAAGTTTACCATCTTCAGTAGTAGCAATTAAGTTAGGATCAATATTAGTATAAAGTCCTGCTCTTGTTGCAAGTTCAGAAATCTTGTTAGCCGCAGGTTGCAATGTTACTTGCCACTCTGTACCTTTAAAACTTCTAGGTTTAGTCTTCATTAAGTTAGTTGGCGTTAAACGATAGTGATCGTTGTTACCACTTTTGTCTGTAAAAATAAATCTATCAGTTTCATCTTTACTATTTGTACCAGTTGCTACATTAGAGTCTTCACTCTTATATAAGTTAGACAACCCAACAAAGAAAGGCAAGTTAAGCATACCATACTTGTCAGGTAGTTCATCATATTCTTTAGGTGCTTCTGCTAGTACAGTAATTGTACTATCTTCTGGATATGCAGTAAACTTCGTTTTACCTGCATCTTTCTCTACCAGAATCTCTTCAAACGTACCAAGCGAAGCAATATTCTTCGAAACGTCTAGTGTAATATCTTTAAGCATAATTTCTATTCTCCATTGTTTTTATAGTATACATATAATTTAGGCAAATGTCAATGACTTTGTTATCCGTTTTAGCCAAATAAGTCATCTACAAAGCCTCTGTCTTTTGTTTGGTTGAGATCCCAATTAAGGACACCAAGTAAGTTATCTATCTTGCTATCAATAATAGTCTCCTCCATTGCATCATGGTCAAATGGTAGTTCCTTAAACCAATCAGGAATGTTTAGCTCATCAATCGGATAACCAATTGAAGTAATTTGCATTGGGTTATTCTTTAACTTACACACAATAGTTTTCTGTCCATCAGTTAGATCCATACTACGTTGGTCACCAAATGCTATCTTTAACCTATTCCAATTTATAGCGGCTAGTGCATGTCCTATTCTGCACTTACCTGTCTTGTTATAAACGGCAGTATGTTTAGTTAAGTTATTAACTCGCTTAGGTGTACCCTTTTCCCAACCCGGCCTTGCTTTAAATTCCTCACGAAATTCTTTAACACGTTGCATAACACTTTCTGGATCAGCACCTTCTAATGTTTTACCTAGTATTTCTTCTAAGAATCGTTGCATAAACTCTGGAGTATCTGCACGTTTCATATCTAGGCCCATTGCTTTTAGTTTTCCTGGTGAACCATTGCCATCTTTACGTTGACCTTCTTCGTCATATATCATAACTGCATAACGTTTCTTAGTCATATAAATTCCACGAGATGCAACAACTTCTCTACCAGCTTTAATAATCTCTCCTAGTACCTGAGGACAATTAAACGCCTCGTTCATAAATCCAGGAAACGTTTCATTAACTTGTTCTGCTACTGTATCATAAATTTCAATAACTTTATCTTTAGTCCATTCTACTTTACCAGCTTCAATTTCATCTTTAAATAATGGATAAGCACTAAAGTAAACAGAATCAGTATCACCATATATTACTGCGTCACCCATATGATCTTTTTTACCTGTAAAAGATTCATTAACTGCACCTGCCATATGTCTAGCAATACAACGTCCTGTAAGTGTAGTACTTTGTCCTAATCGCATATCAAAGAAACGACTACCTGCATTAAGTAATGCACCATACAAACTGTTCAAGTTAATCTTTTTAACTAACTGACGTTTATCCCAATACTCTTTGTCTTCAGGAGTTTTAGCATTTCTAAGTTCTGCTTGCATTTCTTTACGTTCAGCATACCAACGTTCTAGTAATCCAGGAATAACACCTTTCTCAGCATACGAGAATATAGTACCATTGCTAGTAAGCATTAAAGATTGTCCACTAAAGTATACTAACTCATATATTTCTGCGGCAGACATTTCTTCAGACTGTCCATTTTCCCAATCCAAAATTAGTGTGACACCTTTGTCACGTTTCATTACATGTTCATACTCGGCACAAGCAAACTTACCTTCCCATGCTTCAGCAACACCTTTACCAGATGTTAAGAAGCCATCAATCATTTCTTCTGTTTCTGTTTGCCTAATTTGTGCAATAATTGTTTCTGGACTCATATTCAAAGCACGAATAATACTAGGATACAGACTGTTCAAATCCATACTACCTATCCATTCATGCATACCTTTTTTAGGTACTGCAACATAAGCACCTGCCGCGGCATTAGTTGAACCATCTGTACGTCCTGGTCTATTAGGAACTATTAGTCCTCTGCTATGTGCTTCGTTAACTAGTGCTTGGTCAGTAACTGCAACCGCACCCATTGTAGCTCTAAGTGTAACTGTATTAGCATGGGCAATAAGATTAGTTAAGTCTAAGAACTGTAACTTCTGATCTAACTTCTTTAGTAGTACAACGTCTTGTCTGTTATAAGCAATAAACTTTTCAAAGTCATTGTTATATAACTGATCTAAAGAACCCTCATACGGGATCTTCTTTTCACCAATTTCAAATTCACCAATAGCATCTAGTCTATAAGTGTGTTGTTCATGGAAGTTATATTTTCTGTAAAGTTCTAGATAGTCTAAATGTACACGACCAATTGTATCAAATGTTTCTTGAGTTCTACCATAACGTTCAAACTCTCGTTTTTTAGGAAACTTATCTCCTAAACAAAAACGTCTAGTTTGCTCTTTGCCTAAAACTTTAGTAACACGATTAACCATATAAGGAATATCATAACCTTCTGAATTCCAACCACTTAGTACATCTGCATCTTCAATAATATCTAAGAAGTATTCAAGCAACAAGTTTTCTGTTTCACATAAAATAGTATCTTCAAACTTTGATACAATATCTTCTGCATGTTCCTTATTCATCTTTTTAGGAGCAACAACAAAAGTAATAGTTCTATCTAGCCAATCTAAATGTACTGTTACGGCAGTTACTGGATTAAACGGATCACTAGGATCAGAGAATCCTTTTTCTCTATCATAGTCAACCTCAATATCAAAAAATGCTACTTGTAGTTTAGGTGCTTCTTGTCCGCCATAGTTTTCTTCTAGGCAACGTTGCATAGGCCTATAATCACTTTCCCAGCTTCTGCCATGTCCATGAATACGTTTTTCTTTATCAAATGCTTTAGCATTGCCTACCATAATACGGCTAAGTTTGTTACCAGCAATATCTACAAATTTACCTTTAGCATCTGCATAGTACATTACATAACGACAAGGATAAACTTTCATTACCCTTTTACCATTAACACGTTCTACTACATTTATTATTTCTTTTTGTCTATCTTGCCAAGCATCTACAAACAAATTATGTACTCCAAGGTGTTTTATTTTCTATTGCGTCCTGTGCCATTTGCACATACTCTTTATCATCTTCATTCATTATAGACCAAAATTTTGATACAGAAAGTGTTAGTTTCATAACCTCATCAGCATGGTCTATATGATAGTTAGTCTCCATCCAATGTTGGAGGGCGTTCATTCTTTGGTCAATTCGCTCGTTTAGGCTCATCTTGAACTCCGTATTAACTTTTCACGACCGTTAAAATTATCATTGTGTTCTTGTACATGTATATAATAACCTTCAATTGGATTACTGTCAAGGTATTCTAGTACGGCCAATTTAACAGATTCAGTAATTTCCCAGATATGACATTGCCACAATGGTTCAAACTTAGCATCGTCTCGTCTCAACGTGCCACTAAATGATACCACTCCTGTAAATTCAACATGAGGGTCAAAGTCAGATAGATAAGAAAGAAAATAATGTTTAGCCATTCCAGTGTGATTACAATCAACCCCTTTTCCTGGCTCAAACATTAAACGTAAATAATTAGTTTGAGACATTTTTAACCTCCGTAGATAGTGTTATGTGTATTTAGACAACGAACAAAGACTGCACACTTTGCCATATCTTTAATTCGCTTTGCTCCAATGTATGTACAAGCACTTCTAACTCCACCAAGAATTTCTGTAATGGTTCCATCAACAGCACCTTTATATGGAATTGTAACTACTTTGCCTTCTGCACCTCTATAACCATCTTTACGAGAGCCATGTATTTCCATTGCTTCGTCCGAACTCATGCCATAGAACTTTACTTTACCATCTACAACCTCGCCCTCAGATTCATCGTGTCCTGCTAACATTCCGCCAAGCATTGTAAAATGAGCACCTGCTCCAAATGCTTTTGCAACATCACCAGGGTAAACACAGCCACCATCTGCAATAATGTGACCACCTAATCCATTCGCGGCATCTGCACATTCGATAATACCAGACAGTTGAGGAATCCCAACACCTGTCATTAACCTTGTTGTACAAACACTACCAGGACCGATGCCACATTTAACAATGTCTGCTCCTCGGACAATAAGTTCTTCAACCATCTCCGCAGTAATGACATTGCCTGCAATAATAGTTTTATCTGGATATCTGTCACGTAGACGTGAAATAAATGTACCATAGTTTTCATGATAAGCATTTGCCACGTCAACTGTAATAAATTTAATATCCGGATATGATTCTAGTACTGCATTCATTGTTGCAAAATCTGCCGCTTCTGGATCCCAGATGGCGGCTGTTCCTGTACATACACTAATGTACTTCATTTTGACACCACCTCCAATGGCTGTTTTCCAGTCATCCATCTTATAATGCTTTCGCATCACGGTTAGCATCTTATGTTCTTGTAATCTCTTTGCCATAGTGAAAGTTCCAACACCGTCCATGTTACTAGCAAGGATTGGAACGCCAGTCCATGTGTTACCGGAATTGTGAAACTTAAACGTACGAAGCAAGTCAACATCACGCCTAGATTCTAGCTTGCTCCTCTTAGGTTTAAAAAGAACGTCCTTAAAGTCTAATTTAACTTCTTCTTCAATACGCATTAGGTTTTCCTCTTCATTATATTAAATATACTACAAACGTACACTAATGTCAACCTCTTTTTTCCAGTTTAAACATTATAGCATCTTCCTCTGTTTCAAACTGAATTAACATAGTTGTTCCATCAAACATCTTCTTATCGGCTAATTGGTACCTTGGTATGAACTTGTACTTTGCAGTAGGATACCGTTTGTCTAAATAACTACGGAGCATATCATGTCCTGGGTAAGGCGGAACCGAACCTCTAGGAACATAATATGCAAATCCGTAATACTTAGTACCCTTGACATGCTCTAGTTCCACCAACCAATCTGCTGTCATTGTAACAACATCTTAGCTAGTGCAATACAGTCAATAGTAATCAAACAAACAAAGTTCATAACCAATCCAGTACTACCTCTAGTCCAACTTGCCCACCCGCAGATAATGCATTGGATGATAAAGAAAGGGTATATTAATATAAGTGGCGGAGTTGGTACTGTTAACATCATCCACATACTACAACCAATAGCCATTGCCCATGCTATTATTTCTAATACCAATCGTAATGGATATTCGTCCCAGTCCTTTTTAATATAACCTAGAATAGATGTCAATTAAGGTACTTTGTTTCCTGTAACATCTAGGATTTCTTCAACTGCTTCAAGATCAGTTTGATCTCTTTCAAAGTCACCCTTAAATGCTTTAGTGATTGCTTTGTTAAGCACCGCAGGTTTAATTTCCAACTCCTCAGCAATAGCTTGAACAGTATCTTTTAAACCTCCATTTAGGTCCTCAACTTCACGTTTAATTTGTACTCCGTCATTAATAACGGACTTTAGTTTGGTAATTTGCTCTGGTGTAAACATTTGATCTCCTTGTAGGTTTGCTATTTACAAGTGTAAGTATACAACACTAATCTTATAAAGTCAAGACTTATTTTGGTGTTATGGCTGTTTTTGTTTGCCTTCGTGGTCTAATTGCTCTAGTGTGCCTTTTAGATAAAGGTCATCTGATGACATGGAATCAATTATTGACTTAGAATCAATCCGTTCTATGTCATCCTCAGAACATTCTTCTCCAAACTGTATCTCAATAACCCTTAGGATGTCAGATGTTTCGTTTTGGAGCATATGCCAGTCACCTTTTTGGATTGTAATAGTTTCGTGTAGTTTATAGTCACCAATTTTTATATGATCTGTACTAGCATCAAGTCCATATAACGAAGCAGTTCCTTCAGCAACAAACCAATGCTCTGCTCTTAATGAATGTCTTTGCATAGAAAGATGTTGGTGAGGTTCCACAATAAGTTCTTTTACTTTTGTAGTATCTAAGTCTCTATGTACTGCCCAGGCTCCCCAAGGTCGATGTTCTGTAGCCATATTGTGTTTTCCCCATCTATATAATAACTCACTACTGGAATTAATTTTACTGTTACCACCAACATTCCAAGAAAATTCAATATTTTGTATAGCTGTTTCTGGAGTGTTGTCCTGCGTTCTATCGCCACCGTTAGCGAAAGTAATTTTATTAGTAGGGTACACTTTCTTTACATGATTAATCAGTTCACATGCAGTACCATCTTTATCGTCAAATTCTAAGGCCATATCGACCATATCTAAAGAACCTATAATATCTAAACGTTCTTTAAGAGATTGAAAGTTTCTACCTTTCTTAATTCCAAGCCAATGATCTGAATTAACACCTACTAATAGATGATTGCCTAATGATTTGGCTTCTCTGAATAATTGTAAATGACCAGAATGAAGAGGATCAAACCCTCCTGTTACAATAACAATATGGTCTTTTGGTTTTGGAAACGAGTGCATAGTATAAAAACTCCTTACTAAGTAATAATACTATTTATAGGAGGTTTAAGACAAGGTGCTATTCAAATCTAAATATCCAATAGTTGCAATGGCAATGAATAGAGTATCAGATCTTAACTTAGCTATAGCAACACATAAAGCAGGAGCAGTTCCTAGTATTAGTGTATTCAATTACTATACTGCACCAGGTGTATTAGGTTACGGTTGGTTAAAGGAAGATATACAAAAGTTTCATAAGCAATGCCCGGGCGGAGAGATTATTATGAGCATTGATACACAGTTTATGTTAGAAGATCAATCTGTTATGTGTGACTTACTAATACAACAACAAGTTAGCCATGTAGAACTAATTCATATTGATACACTTTATAGAGCTCACGAACAATCAGTAATTAAACATCAGAGCAGGATGCAAGATGCTGGTATTAAGTTAATACTAAAAGTAGTATCTGTTCCAACTGACATATCTAGGTATGCAAGATGGGACGGAAACAGGCAAGTAGATGCTTTAGGTATTAAGGGTCCTGATGGTGCAGGACGTCAAGGTGATGCAAAAGGAATTGAATTTGCTATAAACTATGCTAGAGAATATTATGCAAACATAGATATAATAGCAGTTGGCGGAGTAGGAAATAGAAAAGACGTAGATGCTATGCTGGCACTAGGAGCAAACTATGTAGGTATAGGAACATTATTTGCCGCAACAATAGAAAGTCCATTAAGCAAAGAAGCAAAAGATCAACTAGTAAATAGAAATGCAGACAAGTTAAGCAAGTTAAAAACATCTGGCGCAGATCAAAACGCATTAATATTTTCTGAGTACAAAGGTAAAGATAACGAAAATAATACATTTAGTTTAAGAGCTGGAATTAAAACAGGAACCGAAGGACATGTGTTTGCTGGCAAAGGTATTAGTAGTATAACAGATGTAGTATCGGTAAATATACTGGTAGACAGTTTAACACATAGAGAGAACACCTAATGGAATTTAAAGTAAGTCCGTATAATTTTGATGGCGAGAGTTTTTGTTCTGAACCTTGGAGTCAATTAGAAATATCATCAAATGGAGATTTTAGCATATGTTGCCTAGCAAATTTTGATGAAACATTTGGCATGGCTAGAGATGAAAACGATCAAGTTATGAATGTTATGACACATGATTTTGACGAGGCAATAAACAGTAAAACACATAAGGATCATAGACTACAGTTATCTAGAAACGAAAAGCCACTTCGTTGTCGTAACTGTTACGAGTCTGAAGAAGCCACTAAAGGATTAACAGGCACACGTTATGGCAAAGCCTTACAAAAAAGTGGTATTAGTAAACGTATGCGAGTAGCAACAGGTACTGCTCAACGTACTGCAGGCTATGTAATACCAAGCCAAGCACACTATTATATGTCACCAGATGGATCAACTACATCAAGGGTTGTTAACTTACATATACGGTTCGGTAACTTATGTAATATGAAATGCATCATGTGTAGCCCACAACATAGTAGTATGTGGTATGACGACTGGATTGCATTTGATTACTATGATGGAGAGCCAATCTTTAAGTTAGGAAAATACAAAACATTTTACTTACTGCCTAACGAACATGGTAAAACTGACATTGCAAATTCTGAAAAGTGGTGGCAAACACAAGTATGGAGAGATAAGTTTGAGAAAATTATTCCTAGACTAAGACACATATACTTTACAGGCGGAGAACCTTTTGTTGTTCCTGAACTAGAGCAAACATTAGATAAATTAATTGAAGCTGATACTGCAAAAGAAATGACATTAAGATTTGATACTAACTTAACAATTATTAACAAAAGAGTTTTAGATAAGTTAACTAAGTTTAAAAAAGTATATCTATGTATTAGTGTAGACGATACTGAAGAACGATATACGTTAATTCGTAACCCGGGTAACTGGGACAGGTTTATTAAAAACTTAGAAAAAGTTAAAGAGTATCCTGGACTAGAAATTGAATACCTTAGTAGTTGTATTGGAATACAAAGTCCTTATGCTATATTTAGAATAATACAACTATGTGAGAAGTATCAAGTTAAATCTAACTTTAGATTCTTAGAAGGACCTAAATGGTTAGATCCTAGATACCTACCACGTGGTGCTAAAGAGGAAATTATTGAAAAATATAAAGAGTTCCAAGATACATATGAATTTGCTCATAAGTATAAAAATTGGACGTCATCAATGATACGTTTAATGGAAAAATATATTGATGATGAAAAGTTAGAAGATCAATACTTTCACTTAAATGAATATATCAAGTATATGGATATACTTGATCAACGTAGAGTTCACAAGTGGAGAGAAACATTACACGATGTGTATAAGTTGTTTACTGACCACTGTGACCCAGATATGATAGAGAACCTACATGCAACACCTAGTCCAGCTCAATAGAACAGACTTTATATCGATATTCAAACTAGCAAATAAAATAAAATCAGATCCTGAGGATTTTCAAGACACTTTAAAAGGTAAAATAATAACTAACTTATTTTACGAGCCAAGCACAAGGACTAGTAGTTCTTTTGCTAGTGCAATGTATAAACTTGGTGGACAAGTAATTTCAATTAATGACGTAAACTATAGTTCAGTATCCAAAGGAGAGGACCTTGAGGATACTATTATTACAATGTCTAACTACTGTGACTTAATTGTATTAAGAACTAAAACAGCAGGAGAAGCAAGTTTAGCATCAGAAGTAAGTAGAGTTCCTATTATAAATGCTGGTGATGGAATAGGAGAACATCCTACACAAACACTACTTGATTTGTTTACAATATATAATAACTTAGGAAAAATAGATAACATAATTGTTACATTTGTAGGCGACATTGAAAATGGAAGAACTGTACATAGTTTAGATAAAGCATTAGTTGATTGCGAAAAACATTTTATTAATACGTTTGATGATGTAGAGGCGTGGCCTGCAAGCGATGTATACTATCTTACTAGGGTACAAACAGAAAGAGGAAGTAAAGGAACGTATACTATGACTCCTCATCATGTATCTCATATGCCTAAAGATGCTATTGTAATGCATCCGTTTCCTCGTAATGGAGAGATTCCTAAATGGTTTGATGCTGATCCAAGAGCAAAATACTTTGAACAAATGGAAAACGGATTATATATTAGGATGGCTTTATTGTTACTTCTTATTAAAAAAGACCAAGAAACTTTTGACTTTTCAATTCCCATTTCTTTCTAGGATTGCCGTAATGTATAACAGCACAACCTGGAATCTC